GGTATTGGATACCACAGATGGTGACGTTTTTGACCGGAGGTGGGATCCTGTGTATGCTAAAAAATTAACCATCAACAAGGGTGTTGACAATGTGATTTTGTTTGAGTTCATCAATCAAGACCAGAAACCTGTGAACATCACAGGATCTGAATTGAGATTCAAACTGATCAATCTAGCAGGCACAGCCCAGCTGATTGAAAAAGACATGGTCATAATCAATGCTGCTTTTGGTCGCGCCAAAGTCACATTAACAGCAGCAGAGACCACAGAGTTTCCACCTGAACCCAGCAGTTACAGTATAGAACGTGCGAGTGGTAATCTCGTAGAAGCAGTATTTGTAGATGCTCAAGCACAAGGTCGCGGCGATGTGGATATTGTTGACTCAGTGAAGCCGGCCTTTGTGCCTAGTCAATTGGTCACCATCCCTACCATCTATGGGCCTGAAACATATATTGATCCGGTATGGAATTCAAACTATCCTGATTGGGCACTGAATCCCCCAGGTGCTTATGGCAATGTGTATAATGATCCGCAACGATTCAGCAGTCATGTGCCTACCAATGGCACCAGTTTCACCACATTCCAGATGGAGATGGATCACTACACCGGCAATGTCAAAGTACAAGGTGCTCAAAATTATGAATCAGTTTGGGCAGATGTTACTACTGTGCAAAGCTATTACAACAAAAGTGGAGCCGATTATATCAATGTAGTAGGATATCATCCGTTGTTGAGATTGGTTAGTGACCAATGGCCTGGCAGCCAGCAGGTACAGTTGGCCACAGCCACAGCCACAGGTGCCAATGGGGTGATCACTGGGATCACTGTGAATCAAGCAGGGTATGGATATCTTGCACCCCCCAAGATCAGTATCATTGGGCTGGGTGCAGGTGCAGTGGCTGAAGCAGAAATTACTGGTGATCAGGTCAGTGCCATAAATGTTATAAACGGTGGTTCAGGATATGTGGCCAACCCACAACAAAGCAATCGGGTAGCAGTCATTGGTATCAGTCGTGGAGCCATCATAAGCATATTAGTTAGATGACATTTAAAAAAATAGTAGGGTTTGGTGATTCTTGGATGTACGGTGATGAACTGTTAGATCCTATATTGAAGCAGCAAAATTCAGATGCACATTCTTGTTGGCATCAGAATGATCAGTATCGCAACAGTCATAACTTTCTGGGACTGTTAGGAAAACATTACAATGTACCTGTGGAGAACTTTGGCATAGCCGGTGGCAGTATGCAAAGCTCTATCTGGACATTCCAGTGGTGGCTGGATCATGAACCCGATCCAGGCTCATGCTTGATACTGATAGGACATACAGATTCCGATCGATTGAGTTTTTATAATCCCAATCATCGTAGTTACGCCAATGATCCTCCATGGAATCGATTTATACATTCTACCTGGGTGCAGTACGGCAGCAGTGTGGTGCCCACCGAATTTCGGACCATGGTCAAACAGCAATTGGTCCTAACTAACTGTAACGAACTGGCAAGATTAAATTATCAGCAGACTGCTCAATTCTTTGATGGAGTTGCTGCCCGACGGAATCTCAACGTCATGCAGTTTCACATCATGCCAGCCGATGTTGAGATGGATCTGCCCACAATTATCTGGCCTGGATTCAGTACCACCATGTGGTTCCGTGATCATCCTGGCAACCAGCGTCGTGAATTGATCATGCCCGGCGGCCATCCCAACGAGATTGGGCATGTGATGATCTCAGAAAAGTTGATTTCTACCATAGACTCTGCTACAATGTAAGGATGTTCAACATCCTTGGTTATCTGCCTGCGAAACGAAAAGCCACACCTTCGGGTTGGGTATCGTTCAATGCTGTGTGCTGTGCCCACAATGGCAGCACAGCGGATCGACGCAGCCGAGGCGGTCTCAAGCCCACAGAAACAGGTTGGAGTTATCACTGCTTCAACTGCACCTACACCGCCAGCTTTATCCTTGGCCGTACATTAAGTTATAAGGCCCGCAGGCTCTTGGGTTGGATGGGTGTGCCGGACGCAGAGATTGATGCACTAAACTTGGAAAGTCTGCGTCATCGTAGCATACATGGCATCATAGACGATCGCCAAAGAATGTTCAATACCTTAGCGGACATTCGGTTTGAAGAACAAGAACTGCCACCATTGAGTGAGTTGCTGACTGGTGAAGATCGTCGCCGAGATTATCTAAGGCAACGATGTGTGCCTGATGACTATCCTGTGATGATACAGGATCATCCAGAACAAGCATGGAAACATCGTCCCAGCGTGATCATACCATTCATCCATGACAATCGCATAGTAGGACACACACAGAGATTCTTGGATGATCGTACTCCTAAATACATCAGCAACAGCCAACCAGGATATGTGTTCGGCACAGACTTGCAGCACTACGACTGGACCCATGCGATCGTGGTAGAAGGTATATTTGATGCGTTATGCATCGGTGGGCTGGCAGTAATGCACAGTACCGTATCAAATGAGCAAGCTAGGTTGATTCGCAGTCTCGGCCGAGAGATCACTGTGGTGCCAGATCAAGACGCTGCAGGTATGGAACTGGTGGATCGTGCAGTGGAACTGGGATGGGCAGTAAGCATGCCGCCCTGGCCCGACGATATCAAGGATGTGAATGACTCAGTGGTTCGTTACGGGCGTGTGGCGACTCTGCTAACTATATTTGAAAACAGAAACACCAGCCGAATCAAAATAGAACTAAGGAAGAAAAATCTTGTTAAACAACTTCAACAGTAAATCTTTACAGGAATCAATTGATTCTGCACATGCTGTCAGGAACGATTTATGGATGGTAAAAAACTTCTTTGATACTGAGCTATTACAAGATATCTTAAACCAAATTGAGGTCCAGACTGATTGGCAAATGCAAGAATTGCAAGAGCATCTGCCCAGGAGCACGTTGTATCGAATACCCAACGGGTTGGTTGATAATATTTGGTCCATGCTCAATGATTTAGATTTTTCTAAACTTGGGTTAAAGTTTAAACATGTCACAATATGGAGAGACTCTGCTGGGTACATAATACCTGAACATGAGGACAATGATCAAGTAAACGGAGCCATGCAAATTTACTTAAATGATATTCCACAAAATTTAGGAACATGGTTTGAAGAAATCGAAGTTCCATTTATAAAAAACACAGGATACATCATGAAAAACACAAACAAACTCAGACATGGTATGAAGAGAGCAGTCCCTGCCCACACAACCAGATATAGCTTGTATGCCTGGTTTGACCTGATTGACTCTCAATAAAGAGATCACATGCTTGAAGATTACGGTAATTGGTGTCCAGAAATATATCGTGGCATGTTTGTAGATCGATACAACAGCGATCATGTTCGGGTGGCGCCATGTTGCCAAGCTGGCACAAGCATAGAAAAAGTTCAAGGGTTTGACTTTGATACCAGTGCTCATCTCACACAACTCAGACAACAGTTTGACCGTGGCGAGAAACCTGCAGCATGCTCTAAATGTTGGCAAGCAGAAGATCTAGGCAGCCGAAGTCGGCGGCCTGGCAGTGATGCGTTATGGTCGACTGGCAACTGTGCTAACTATATTTGAAAATCGTGAAACCAGTCGGATTAAAATAGAACTAAGGAAGAAAAATCTTGTCAGGCAACTCAACTCTTAATGTATTTGGAGATAGTTTTTCTACTCCAAATTATTGTGTAAATCCAACTGAATCTTTCTGGGGGCTGGCAGCCAAGGATCTCGGAGTGAATAAGATAATAAATTACAGTCATCTACAGTTTAGCCTTGATGCTATTCTGCACATGATTACCAACGAAGTTTTTAATTTTGTTGATGATTATTTCCTCATCGGAATCCCACCGCTGCATAGGTATGTCGCGTATTCGGACTCCTTGGAAAAAAAATGGTCAGCGGCTCAATTTGATCATATGTGCAATCAACTTTGCGAAATATCGATAAACAGTTTAGATAACACTACAGCTTTTAAATTCGAACAGCATTTTAAAAATGATAGAACAGGAGTGGATCGATTCAATAGAGAATGGCTCGATGTTCAATCGTTGGAAAAAATATTTTTATTGCATCAATACTTGACTTTGAACAACGCAAAATTTTTAATCTTAAATCTTGCAGTTCCGATTGCATATCAAGACCTGTGGCCTGCCGGGCAAAGTATCATGCGTAAAGTCCATGACCTTAACGAGTGTGTGTTATTTGATCATACATATCAGTCAGTGAATTTTAACGATCAGATCAAACCTGCAGACTTTGATCAACACGGATGGTTCGGGCATCACGGCGCTGCTGGTAATTTAAATTGGTACAGCAAGATAATTAAACCTAAAATGATAAAACTAAATTGGATCAATAATGCTTAAAGACTACGGAGTTGATGTTCAACGCTTGTTCTTGGAAATGATGTTGGAGGACGCACAAGGCTATGTGCGTGTACAGAACATCTACAATCCAGAGAACTTTGATAAAAGCCTACGAGCAGCGGCTGAGTTTATCAAGGAGCACGGCGACAAATACAAGACCTTGCCGGATCGAGCACAGATCTCAGCCACCACTGGTATCCGGCTACAACCAGTGCCTGAACTGAATGAAGGGCATTTTGAATGGTTCATGACCGAGTTTGAATCATTTACTCGCAGGCAAGAACTAGAACGAGCCATCCTTAAAGCAGCAGACCTACTGGAGAAAGGTGATTATGATCCTGTGGAGAAACTGATCAAAGACGCTGTGCAGATTTCATTGACCAAGGACATGGGCACAGATTACTTTGCTGACCCTGCTGGTCGCATACGCCGGTATTTTGAATCGGGCGGGCAAGTGAGCACAGGGTGGCCACAGATGGATCGATTGCTGTATGGCGGATTCAGTCGCGGCGAACTAAACATCTTTGCCGGTGGATCCGGATCAGGTAAGAGTCTTGTGATGATGAACATCGCACTGAACTGGGTGCAGCAAGGACTCAGTGGTGTGTATATCACATTGGAACTGAGTGAAGATCTCACAGCTTTGAGAACAGATGCCATGCTCACCAACATGAGCACCAAGGACATCCGCAAGGACATTGACACAGCAGAACTAAAAGTCAAGCTGGTAGCCAAGAAAAGTGGAAACTACCAGGTGAAAGGATTGCCGGCACAATCAAATATCAATGACATTCGTGCCTACTTGAAAGAGTATCAGATACAAACAGGCAAGCGAGTGGACTTTGTGATGATCGACTACTTGGACTTGTTGATGCCGGTAAGCGCAAAAGTCAGCCCAAATGACCTGTTTGTGAAAGACAAGTATGTATCTGAAGAACTACGTAACTTGGCCAAGGAACTGCAGATGCTCATGGTCACTGCGTCACAGTTGAATAGATCGGCAGTGGAAGAAGTGGAGTTTGATCACAGTCACATATCGGGCGGTATTTCAAAGATCAACACAGCAGACAATGTGTTTGGTATCTTGACTTCACGATCCATGAAAGAGCGCGGTAAGTATCAGATCCAATGTATGAAATCGCGTAGTTCCACAGGTGTGGGGCAAAAGATTGATCTGGAATACAACATTGATACCATGCGTATCACTGATGCCGGCGGCGACGAGAACGACAACGGATTCCGCAAGCCCAGCAGCGTGATGGAATCAATCAAGGCTCGTGCCAGTGTTGCGCCAGCAGACGCAGCAGCACCTGTAAAATGGGAACGAGGTCAGGCCAAGCCCGGCATTGATCCACTTGATCCCACACCAAAGATCACAGCAGATGTACAAAGCAACAAACTCAAAGAGCTGTTGGGCAAGATCAAAACAGGCTAATGCATGTACAGCATCCAGGAAATAAAATCTGTTCACCTAGAAATATCTAGTAGATGCAATGCGGCCTGTCCATTGTGCCCTAGAAATTTCTTTGGTTATCCGTATAACGATGGGTATGTTGAGCATGACATGACCTTGGCCCAGGCTAAACAAATATTCCAACCTGAGTTCTTAAAACAGATAACAGGAGTCTATATCAATGGAAACTTTGGTGATGCTGTGATGAATCTGGACACCGTGGCCATTGTTGAATATTTCAAGTTCCACAACCCAGATCTCAACATATCTATCAGCACCAATGCCGGCGCAAGAGATCGTGATTTTTGGCAAGCCTTGGCTGGCGCCAATGTAGAGGTAGTATTTTGTATTGACGGCATAGATGAAGTCCATGGCCTCTACAGACAAAATACACTGTATTCAACCGTGATAAAAAATGCCAAGATATTCATTGAAGCAGGTGGAAAAGCTACCTGGAAAATGATTGATTTTGATCACAATCGTCATCAGCAAGATCAAGCCAGACAACTCAGTAAAGAACTGGGATTTGTTTTTTTTAATCTAGTAGATCATGGAAGAAATCAAGGACCGGTATTTGATAAAAATAAAAATCTAATCCGCAAAATGGGCACACTACACCACACACAGGTAAATTTTGAAGTGCAGTGGAAAAATAGAATCTTAGACGAAGTGTCACTTGAGGATATACTAGATAGACAACCACCACGCCCGATCAAATGTCAGGTAAAAGCAAACAAATCATTGTACATTACCAGCACAGGAGAAGTGTATCCTTGTTGTTATCTTGGATTCAGTCCCAAGACTTACAGTATTGGGAAAGGTACTTATCATGCCCCGCTCAACAAGCAATTCAGACCATTGATTGGTAATAATAATGCACTAGAGAGACCATTGGCGGATTGTATTTCTTGGTTTGACAAAATTGTAAAATCCTGGGACATACCCACATTCCAACAAGGGCGGTTGATAATTTGCAATGACTCGTGTGGATGCAACCTATGATGACGAATAGATTTTGTAGATATCTAAACAGCGGATATTCTTTAAAGTTGGAGGGCGAAACATTAACGGTAAGACCATGCTGCTTGTACAAGACCTATGTGCCATTGGATTTAAACATATTACAAAATCATGAAACTGTGTTTGGAAAGATCAATGAGTGGACTGACAACTGTAGTACATGCAAGGATCTTGAAGACATTGGACAACCAAGCCTACGACAATCGGGATCAGATTGGATCTCGGACCGAGTTGATTCTAATCATCCGGTCACCATGGATGTCATGTTAGATAGGCATTGTAATGCAGGGTGCGTTATATGCGACGAGAGTTCCAGCACCTTGTGGGAGAAAGAAAAAAACAAACTATCGGGTAGAACAATTAAAATTAAAAATCCAACCCAGCATGTTGATCACTATATTGATCAGATCGTCCAAAATTTAAAATTAGATAAATTAACTTATGTGAAATTTTTTGGTGGTGAACCATTATTTTCAGATACTCATTTAAAATTTCTAAATCATATACCACATCCGGAGCAGGTAACTTTGCATTATACTACCAACGGGTCTATCTATCCAAATGAACCAACTCTACAGATTTGGAAAAAATTTAAATTGATTATTTTTGTTGCAAGTCTAGATGGTATTGAGCAGCAATTTGATTATCTTAGATGGCCGTTGTCCTGGGACAAAGTTAATAATAATTTGCAAAGGATTCGACAAAATAAGAATATCTGGAATATGGTATTCAGAGTAGAATTCACTGCTAACTTTCTAAATGTTTACTATTTTGATAGATTAGAGAATTGGATTCAAAATAATTTCAACACCAATAATCAAGGTGATCTTACAGAACTCAACATACATCATGTGTACAGTCGTGCCAGTAAGATTTGGAATGCAGATAAAATGCCAGAGAAAATACGATCGGCGGTATTAAAAAAGTATCCGTCTGGGCACCTCATGCACAGTTTGGTGTGCAATCTTCCATCACCTGAACCATTGGACTATTGGTATAATTTTGTGGACAAGTGGGATTCAAGGCGAAAAAATAGTTGGCAAGCAGCATTTCCGGATCTAGTATCTTTAATGTGACCAAAAACAAATAAATAACTCAAAGGCACTTGAACGCAATGCAAAAACGCACCCGTAGTATATTGGAAGAACTGGATTCAATGTATGTTAAGCGTGAGCGCGACTTGATAATAGAAAGTCGCGCATCCAACATCATCGCCGGTGCCATCAACTTGTTAGAACAGATAGATGCTTCGTATTCACCGGAGCAAGCAGAGAATCTCACACGCAAACTGCTGAATGCCATCCGCACCAGGGACGCAGGCCGTTTTTCTAGAACCGTAAGGCGTAGTCATGCAAATCAATAAACTGCTGGAAGGCGGGAATGTATTCAAAACCAAAACCGGCGAACCTCGTACCCAGCGTATCAATCGTGCGGATGTGCCTGCCACTATCCGCTGGATAGAACAAGTAACTGGTATAGAATTCCCCCAAGACCGTTGGCTGGGATCAACCGGTAAGAAATCCACATCGGGTGACTTGGATCTTGCTGTGGATCTCACGGAAGTAAACAAAGAACAACTGGCTGGAATCCTTACCCAATTTGTGCAAAGCCAAGGCTTGGATCCTAGGGATTATGTAGTTAAAAAAGGTGAGGTGCATTTGTGTACTCCCATTGGTGGTGATGCCAACCGTGGATTTGTGCAGACCGACTTTATGTTCTTTCCCAACCTAGACTGGGGCAGTTTTTATTACTCAGGTGGTGAGGATTCAGAATACAAAGGCATGAACCGTAATGTGTTGATGTCAAGCATAGCCAAGCAACAAGGTTTAAAAGTAGGTGCCAACGGCATGTTCTCTCGTGCCACAAATGAACTGGTCAAACATGGCATGGATCCTGACTATGTGGCCACGGTGCTATTGGGGCGTGGTGCTACTCGTGACAACTTGAAGAATGTAGAATCAATCTATGCGGCACTCACGAATGATCCTGATCGTGAGGCTAAAGTAAAAGACTTCCGTGAATATCTAGCCAGCGAAGGCCAGCGAGAACCGGACATGACTGTGAGAGAAAGTGATGCCAACTTCCTGGCTCGCCTGCGTGACCGTATCGTGAATCAAGGCATGCAGCCCTTGATCGAGACCAAACGATCATATCAACTTTACGAACAAGAACCCGCAGCGGTGGGCGGCAAAGCCAAAGGCATCGAACACTTGGAAGATTATATATTCCGCAGTGGATCTGCAGGCGTTGATCGCGCACTGCAAATAGCTGATAGTTTCTATGCGGACCCCAAAACAGGGTCGGTGAAATGGGATGGAAAGCCTGCGGTGGTGTTTGGCCGCAGTCCTGATACTGGTGAATTTGTGCTAACAGATGATGCAGGGTTTACCGCCAACAGATTGTTCACCAGCACCCGCGAGGTTGCCACAGATCTGGCACGCCGCGATGCGAATGCTGCGGCCAAAGGCAATAAAGCAGATAGAATTCAGACCCTGCTGCCTACATATGAAACCATATGGCCATATCTTGAAGCAGCTACTCCAGAGAACTTCCGTGGCTATGTCAAAGGTGATCTATTGTATACCGCAACCCCGACGGTAGAAGCAGGTAATCTAGTATTCCAGCCCAACACCGTAGCATATCGAATTCCTGTAGCCAGTGATCTAGGAAAGAAAATTGCCAACAGTGAGATTGGTGTGGCCGTCCATACCATGTATGCAGATGTGGATGCCCCCAAGCAACCACTCAGCAGGGTCAAGTTTACTCCTGTGCCGGGATTGTTATTGATAGAACCTATCTATGCTCAAGCGGTGCCTAGAAATACCGACATAGCCAAAAAGATCAAAGCATTGTTACGCCAAAATCGTTCAGCCATAGACACCCTGTTCAATCCCATGGAATTACGGGCTATGAAGATAACCGACCTGGCCAAACTGGCCATAGATTACATCAACAAACGAGTAGATCCAAGACATGCTGCGTACACAGGTGATTTCCGTGATCTAGTACCGGGATTCATGGCCTGGTTGCAACAAACACAAACACCACAAAAGGTCAGCAACATAGCGCAGTACCTGCGTAGTCCTACCAGCAATGAGCAAGGCCTGGCCGCTGCTTTCTTGTTGTTTGAATTGCTGCATGATTTAAAATTGGATCTGTTGGGCAAGCTAGATGCCCAGGTGCCAGGCAATGAAGGATGGGTGTTTGCTACCCCTGTAGGCTATGGCAAAGCAGTGAACCGATTTGATTTCACTGCCAGAAACAAAGCACGAAACAACTAGCCAACCAGATGATTTTTTGCCAATTTCATAAATAAGAGTAGGGCAAAAGCCCACTTTTTAGGAGAAAC